CCATTCCTTTGCTTCTTGCGCCCAGACGCTATTAGCTACTCTCAGTGGCGCAATAACGAGCGCTTTGGTAATCACACAAGCATCAATTAAATCGTGGATTGTAGTGAGCGTAGAAGCTGTTTTCCCCATCCCCATTTTAAGCGCACAAAGTGTTCGCTCTTGTTCAATTTGAAACGCGGAGGTTCTGACTTGGTAATGACGGAGTTCTGCTCTAGTGCGCATAATCGCCTTCCACTGGTAATCGATAAAGCAATAAAGTATCAACGCTTTCTTTTGAGTCAATGACATAGACATGGACGCCCATATCGCGTCGTCTTTGATGATCGCGTTCCTGTGCTTCAGTGGGTTTCTTTTTAGGCGCTTTGCATTCAACAAAAAATATCGGCTGAAATGGTAAAGTAATTAAACGGTCTGGAACGGATCGACGATTGGGCGATGTAAACTTCTCGCACGTTCCACCTACTTTTTTGATTTGATCGCACAGGTATTTTTCAATTTCTTTTTCAAGCATTGTAACCAACTCCTTTTAACACTTCATTTGCCTTAGTGTAGTAATAATAAAAATTAACATCCTCTGGAAAAGCATTTGGCAAATTCATCAATGGACGACAGCCTTGTGACATCGGGACTTTGTTTCCATTCTTTGCATAAACAAGTGACATATCAGCAAGACCTAAATCGCAACTGTGATAAAAGCGAACTGCTTTACCAAGATACTCTCCTCTAAACAATGCGCCACCTGTTACTCTGCGAACTGTGACAAACTTTCTAATATCCTCACAATCGGTAATTGTCTTTTCAATTGGCGTTCCGTTAGCAATAAACTCAGCGACTGCTTCATAGATGATTAAGCCGTCAGGGTTTTTACTCATTGACGCTTCACCAAAGCATCCTTTACATTTAGTTTTGCCATCGAGCTTCACAGCAATATAGTTATTTACATCACGCGATGCCAGTTCTCGGTAATCAGTTTGCTCCAAATTGTAGCTAGTGGTTATTTCCCAATCGAATAAAATTTCACTAACTAAATCTACTTTATCTTTATGATAATAAATGACAATGCCGTCAGTATTTGCACTGACTACTTTTATATTATTATCTTCAAGAGTTTCAATTAACATTAATAACGACAATTGACCAGTTAAAGTGGTTTGTAATAATAAATTAGGAGCGTATAAAAAACTGTATTTACTTCCAAATTTACCGAAACTTCCATTATTTGTGACCTTAAGTGTTGCTGCGGTTACTTCACATTCTGCCAATTCCTTTTCCAGTTCTTTTATTTTTTGTTCAATTTCTCTTTTTTCCATTTGAATCCTCGATAAGTTGGTTTATATCCATTGCATACTGAATATATGTTTTGCCATTTCCATGTTGGATTTGAAAATAAAATATCTTCAACGGAATCCCATGTTTTTATAAAATTATCATTCAAATCGTATTGGTGGAATATAAATTGTCGTTTGGCTAGTTTTACTTTTTCAGCCATTTGGTTTTTCTTGTTCAAATCTTTCCACATTAATGTTGATTTAATTGATTGTTTTGATTTCCACTCGTTTCCATAATGCAATCCAGTTCGATGTCTTTCTTTTGCAATATCACTCATTCTTTGTTTTTGAGAATCTGACCATTTATTTTTGTAGTTAGGGTTATTTTCACCTTTGCTTAATAGTGATTTAATTGATTTTGTTTCATCGCTCATTGTTGTTTCAGTGGATGAATCTCTGCGTAAATTGTATCCAAAAGCTCTATCACATGAGTTATAAAAATCCATCCAATACAATTCTTTATCTTTTAAATCATTTTCAGATATTGATTCAAATTCTTCCAGTATTACAAAATCAAAATTTTCAATTCCGTATTTTTTTACTGCGTTGAATAAATGTCGATTACAGTCCTTATTTTTTGTTTCTTTTTTCAAATCATATTTATGTTGTGAAAATCGTTGTTTTACATTTCGACTTTTACCGACATATCGTTTATTGTTAAATTTACATACTATGGAATATATGGCTATCATTTTACCTCCTAATTAAAATAATAGGATAATACCTAGTCACTTTAATTGCAATTTTAATATTTCTAATTCTTTTTTTATTTCACCGCTTCTTTTTTTAGCCATTGTTCTTTGTTTTACTATTTTTTCATATAACTCCAAAAAATTTTCACCTAAATTATCTGGATACAATCGTTGTTGCATAATTATATTTGGATAAAATCCTGTGACATCTTGTTCACTTAAAACAAAATCATTTTTACGCTTAATATGTTGTGCTTTTTCACAAGAATGAATTCCACCTATGCCCATTTGATATTCTGTTTCCCCGATAACTATCCTTTCTCCTAACCAATCTGGACAAATTATTGCCCCATTATCAGCAATGGTAAATTCTTGATTAATAAGTTTATTGAAAATGGACTTAAGTTTTTCTGATTTGAATTCAATTATTTTAGGATTGGAATACCGAAAAACGTGATTATTTTCATATTGCTTTGCTTTAAATTTTGCAGTTGATATATCGCACATTTTTTGCAATTCTGATTTAATAATCGCTTCAGCAATTTGCGCATCGGACTTTGAATTGAGGTTGATACCGTATTGCTGTGTCATCTCTTTGCGCAAGTCTATTTGCCCTTTGAGCTTGTCAAACAGTTCACCGGTAACTTGAGTATCGTTTCTGCAATACTTGCGCATCAAACTACGCTCAGTATCTTTTATTAACTCATTAGGATCAATTGGCAAGTCTTGCATTTTCTTGGTGTGAATACGTCCACCGTAAATTTTAAGCGATGCTTGTCCAATGGGAATTTCAATAATGTCGATATGTTTATCGTAAGTAGGGACTTGGAGCTTATGCTCTTTGAGAATCTGCCAAGTAACGCGCTGATCTGTGATTATTTTTGTGGAAAGTTTGTGTAACTTTGAGCAATCCCATGAATCCAATGCGCCATGAATAACGGGTATATCGTAGTTCAACCCATTGAATGAAACGGTTTCATGATTGAGAAGTAGACGCTGTATCTTTTTGGCTTGCTGCTCATTTAACTTTGTATCTTCGCCAAACAATTCTATTTCAAGCGATACACCTGTTTTATGATTAACGGCTAAAAATAGCCAATAGTTTTTATAACACTCAGTGTCAATAATGTAAGTATTCATAGGGGTATCCTATTTGTGAATATAAAAAAACCGACAAGTTGATAGCAAAATGTCGGCAGAGGAGAGGTGGAGCTTGAGGTTTTAAAAGTAAGTTTACTTGATTATTTACACAGGATTAAAAATGTAAAGCCACTGACTCATAACTTTTTTGGGTCTATGAGGACACCCGCAAACTTACTTTTAAAAACTCAATTAGGCGACACGCATATTGGCGTATGCGCGGATATAGTTTTACCATCAACATATAAATATCCATAACGACCTTGAGACCAAGTTTTACCTTTCCAAATAATACAATTACTCATTATTTTATTCCTTATAAAATGCCGTCTTTCCGGCTGTCAATTAACTTTTACGATGTCAATCCAATCGTCTTTTCACTACACTGAGGACACAGAGTATTTAAAAATCATCTTCTTCTGATTCGTCGTCAAAGAAATCAGCACTTGCGACTTTAGCATCAGAGAAGGTTTCGCCATCTCTCTTGAATTGAACACCGAGAAGATTGGCAAGAATTTGTTTACCACCTTTAGGATGACTTGAAAACCAAAAGTCAAAAATCGCATTGACGTAGCATCCAGCGTACACCTTGTCATCTTCTTCTGTGATTGGTGAGCGGTCTTTATCGAATACTGGAATGCGTTTATTTGATGAGCCTTTTAGCGCCATCATGCCTTCATAGCCTTCTACGTCTTTAGTGGCACCATCTTGGAAACAAGTTATTTTAAGACCTTTAGGCGCACCGTCTTTAAATGTTTGCGCAATGAATTTTTCAATTGCCGATTCGGTAATTTTGTGATTTTTACTGCCTTTTTCCATTAGCACGGTAGCTTCAAATTTTGTTTCCTCTCCTTCAAATACTGCTTTTTTGAAAAGAGATGGGAATGACAAACGAACTTCGCCTAATTTGATTTGTGTTTCTGACATTTTAGCCTTCTTGCTTATAGCATTATGGTTTTGGGATTAGGTGAGGATGGGTTATTGATAAATCGCCTATTAAGTGATTTCCCATCCTCGTTTTAACTTAACCGGAGAGATAAGTTGAGTTAAGTTTAGATTGATTTATTACT